AAACGAATTCTTCAACAAACTAACGCAAAATCACCCATTTATCACAGTCTGTTCCTACGCAGGGCAAGATTATGTCGGTATAGTCCAGAACAGAGATGACATTGTTACCACTATCTACGATTACGGATCGATAATAGATCAGGTACTACGTGATAGGTTTTTAGAGTTAGGAGATATTTGGTGGTGGGAATCAAATCGTTTAGTGCCCATTAATATGTTCTTGAAAGATGATTGGTCCATGTTTAGGCCCTATCTAAGAACTTTCAACAACAAAAGTCTTACTGTAGTTCACGGACCAATATGTAGTATGTTGGAGCTAGCAAAGCGCAAGAGTAAGCGCAAATCAATTACTCTGGTCAAGCGTATCAACTGATTCACTGAGCAAGTTCATATGAACTGCTACTAAATGTGCATAAGAAATACTGTGTGACTTCTTAAATGTATATCCATCTGAGTCTTTATCCCATACAGTCTTTGCAACTTCTTTCCAAGACAATCCAATCAAATGTTTTTTAGCAGGCCTAATAACTGCTAGAAACATCGCTAGTCTAGGAATGCTATCAATAGGTTCAGGCATCTTTCGCATACTTTGATAGTGATTGCTCAAGTGTATTAGTTTTTCAACAAAAACCTTATCATTTAATTTAGACCAATCAGGGTCTTGCATCAAACTTATTAGATGTTGCTCATCAAGTATCTTATCGTACACATGCACATTCAAAAAATCTAATTTAATATAACCACGTTGTTCTGCTACAGTATAGTCAAGTGTAGACATTTCGTTAATAGCATCGTAGGGGATATCAGTTACATATATACCAGTCGAATGTTTACGTATAGGAATTACTTTCCTCATTGCAGCCGGAATATGTTTGATATGTTGTAAGATGTTGTCTCTGTTGCCAAAGTCAATGTCAATGTCACTATTAAATTTCATCGGGTTACTAATTCTGCTTTAATCAATTTCATATATGCTTGTTGAACGACAATAGCTTGCCGCTCTGCGTCTTCTACTGCCTTGTGACTTGTTACATGACCGTCTGCTTTAAGTTTAACACCAGTGATATCATAGATAGTTCGTGTGTCTCTGATATTCCAGAAGTTCCAAGGAGGCAATTGTTTAAAGTTTCTCCATGCACTCTCCATTACAACAATGTCAAAGCTAGCACCGTTACTCCATACATGACCGTTGTTGTACTTCCAACACCATTTGTATAATGTATCCATGCATTCTTTGAACGACACTCTATCTCTATCACCTAATGCTTCTTCTTGTGCGGCTGCACTTTGTGTACTCCACCAACGTAACGTGTCTTCGTTGATAGTTCTATTGAACAATTCAGTTTGGTCTTCAATCGTTGGGCGCAATTCTAATCGTTCAATGATGCCTACACCTTTAGGATCAAACAATACAGCACCTATAGTAAGTATCACACAGTCTGGACCTGTATCCAAACTTTCGATATCTATCATTATATCAGCCATATCATTCCCATCTTAATTTAAATAACATCAACTCTTTATCTGTTTGTAAATATAATCTACGATTGTAGTCATCGTTCTGCCAACACCAGTATTTGTTTTGACAACTGAGCAAGTCCTCTTTAGCAAAATTAATACGACTATCACGCATCCACTCTTTCAGTTCTTTACTTGCTCCCCAGGTCTCCCACATCCATGCTCTGATATCAAGAAACTCTTTAGAATAAATTGAAATCGAATAGATAGCATATTTGAACTTGCCATAGCCGGTATTGCGTTTATCTAATTTAACAATCTTAATAGTCATACTTTCCACAATTCGTACATAGTTTTAAACTTATCATCCCACAACACTATTGTAACATTTCCTGAGGTTAAAAGAAAGTCCCAACCCATACCTCTTTCCCCGAAATTACGCCTGCACCATTTTACAATAACAGTTGGATCTTCTTTTTTACCCTTACAATCATATACGTATTGAACTTTATTACCACGGCTCATATAGGTACAGTCAATGACCTTATAATCAATTTGATCTTCTCTTACGGGCAATGGCACAAAAGTACCAGTTGGTTTCATTATAGCCATCTTAGTATAAACCACTCAGCATCTTGTTTTTTCTCAAATATGTAACGTGTGCTTACATTTTTCCACTCACCTGTACAATTAGTTTCTGTCCACAGGTTTATATCTACTGCTTGAGTATTGTTTTGAAATCTGTTCAATTCAACACTAGTCCAACCAATACCCATTAGCATATCGGCTATTATGTGGAAGTCCATTTCCTTTGCCATCTGTTTACCCATGGTGTCTAATATATCTTGTTCTAATCTCATCCCCACCTCAACATAAAATAACTGGCATTACTATCATTGTAAAAGGTAAACCTTGAATGTCGTTTTACAATAGGGCCGTGACTAAAGCTGTCATACTTCTCTGGATAGTAAGCATAATCAAAATCAACACCTTGTACCCAACCCATAGATCGCAACTCATGACCTATTTCCATAGTTCTTTTAGCAGTAATGTATAGGATAACGTCAGCCACATGTTAACTCAAATAAAATAGCATCTTTCTCATCTTTGAAGTTGAAGTCCATATAGTCTTCAGTAGCGTGTGTTTGATACTTATCTCCAGGAAATCCAAATCGGTTTACTGCGCATATACAAATTTCATTCCAACTAGCGACAGTATGATTGTGTTGGTATGGAATACGAACTCTAGTACCCACCAACTTGTAATAATTCTTTGATTTGTTTGACAATTTCTGTATCTCTCTTAAATTTAATAGCCCATTGCTCTGGGTTTATATAATCAATAATCATTTTAACATGGTCTGAAGTTAAAGTATCTAAAAAACGGGTGCCGCTTTCGCTTTGATACAACATCCATGGACTAATCTTTCCGATTGTAATAGCATAACATATCTTGTTTGCGTTTCCATATCTCAATAGATCACGGGGTTGAATGTTTGCTTCTTTTGCTAATTCAATCGTATGCTCTATACCACGATGTATTGCATCAAAAGGATCTTCTTTACGAAGGTAATCTTGTAAGAAGGTTGTGTAATTAGAATCAGTACTCCAATTGTCTAGCTTAATGTTTTCTTTTAGTAACCAATCAACATATCTACTAACATTAACTACATTAACTTCACCGCAGTAATTACCAAACTTCACAAAAGAGGTATAGTATGCACTCTTAATAAATTCTTCATATGTCTTGTTTTTGTTTCGGCTCATAGAGTTCTTTGCATAGAACTGTAACCAACTTTGAAAACCCAGTCGGTTGCCTTTTATGTCACGATTTAACCATCGTTGTTTCTGTTCACATATGTGACTAAGTAAAGTGCGTTCTCTTACGAATTCACGATTACAAAACTCACATCGGTGTTTCGACTCAACTATTGCCGCTGTCTTTTTCATATTGTCGGATCTCATCATCTGTTACTATTTCCGATAATGTTTCTATATCAGCTTGTTTTAAATTAGGATACTTACTTGCTAGATATACCTTTTTCTTATGACCAGTTACAAATGCTTCGCTAATAGCATATAGGTTAGCTTCACTTGCCTTAGGATAAATCTTACCAAAATATTCACGTACATCTTTTTCTTTTGGTGTTTCTTTAAGCTGTGTTACTTTACTAGACAAGTGCGGTAGCCATTGATGGAACTGTTTCCCCATTCCCGGGCTAGCCGCACATAACATCTGCCATTGCAGTTTAGGATGCTTACTCACATATTCATTGAATAAATGTTTGTTTGCATGATATTCAGTACTTGCTAGATAATAGCTTTGGAGATCACCGCTAGCCTTAATAGCACTCATCCAATGCGTCATCATATAGGGAACAAACTTTCTTTGTTGTTCATCTGTTAACCTATCAATATATTCATAATCTTTTTTATCCAATGCGGCTAATGCATCGAATAAATCAAAATCGATATTTTGAAATTTTTCTTCTTTAGGTACTGCCGCTTTTTTAGTTGCCATTAGAATGCCTGACTATAATCTACAATCTCACAATTTCTACTAATCTCTTTTACAAAATAAACACATCTAGGTTTTACATCATCATCAATCGGAACACATAAAAACTGTCCGTTCTTTAATCGAGGTGCATACCATGTAACATCATGGTAAATGTCTACGATTTCAATATCCAAGAAGCTAGGCCTAAATGCCGATAGTGGATTGAATTCATATGCTTTGAATCCTCTATCATTAATACTAGTAAGAGGTAGTGTTTCCAAATCTCCCATATCAGGTTCACCGATAAGTATCTGCCAGTCCACCGGCATCTTTACTACTTTGTTACCTATCTTTAGTACTAGTGCAGGACTGTTAAATGATTCTAAAAAGATTAAAGGAATGTAATGGTAATCTACATTCTGTGGATTGCTGTTATCTAGTATAGCAAAACGTAAATCATCTACCTCATCAGGTAGTGTCTCTAAGTTATAATAAGTATCGTCAAGTGTTAAAATTCTCATATTGTTATTATATCACTTATACTTAATTTTTTCAACATCAAACGGGTAGTTAGCCTCTTTATAAAAGGTCTTACGTTGTGTTAAATGTCTTTTGGCAAACTTACAACTACTAGTGATATCCCAGATATTCACAAAGTCTTTGTCTTCTGCTTTACGAATGCCTCGTCCGATACTTTGAATAACTCGAACAAAACTCTTACCCGGTTCAATCAATACTACATTGAAGATCCTAGGTATATTAATACCGACTGCGGCTACACCATATGTTGCAATTATAATCTTGTTAGTGGCTGTAGCAATGTCATCATAGTGTTCTGTACGGGTGGTACCTTTTGTTCCACCTGAAACAAACACAACTTCATCTTCCGGTATACCCAATTCTTCTAACTTAAGATGCAATATTTTACCAGCTTCGATTCTATCAACCAGTACCAATGTATTTCCTGTAACCCTAATTGTATGCACACGTGCGGCTATGCAATCCATACGCTGACCATTCTCAACTAGGTACTTGAGTTCAGTTTGGTAGTTTGGAAACTCTACTGCATCTTGTAATTGCAAAATATTAACGTGACAATTACTCAACACACCTTGATCCTGTAACTCACTAGCTGATAGTTTACCTATGACTGGGCCCAAGCTAACAGTTAGCGACATTGACTCAAACTTAGCTTTAGGGATAGTACCAGTTAGTCCCCAACGTAATGGTATGTGACTCATCACTCCGGTGAGTAATGTTTTTAATACGTCTGCCTTTGCTTGGTGAACCTCATCAACAATTACACAAACCACGCCTTCTAGGAAATCTCCTATACCAACTTCAGCGTCACCTGATTTAGTATTCTTAAGCATGTTACCTAATGATTGCCATGTACAGATAGTGTGTGTCTTATTAAACTCTTTACGTCCACCATAGTATACACCAACATCAAGACCCAAGTTAATGTAATCTGCTTCTGTTTGTGTTACAAGACTAGTGTTTGGAACAATGACAATTGAACGACCATACTGTTCCATAGTGTAACTAAGTGCGGCAGTGATTAACGTCTTACCGGCTCCTGTTGCAATTTCCTGCAATGATTGCGGATTTTTAAGATAGTTATTTATAATCTCAATTTGATAGTCACGCAATACAACAGGTTCCCCTGCTTTAGGATGCTTTGTTGGCCAGACTTTATTTTTAAAAGTTTGCTCTGTTACTTCTAAAAAAGAGAAAGAAGTTTGATAGGTGCGGGTATCTTCCAACTCAATATCATATCCTGAATTTTCTAGTACAGGAAGAATTTCGGGTAGCAAGTTGATGTAACTTGAACCGCCAAGACTAAAGTAACTGGTTTTTCCATTCCACCTACCTAATCGGACACTTGGCAAATACCTCGCACCCGGGACTTCAAACTCGAATAGCTTCATTAGAGCTTTACGCTCTCCTAATTCTAGTCCTTCTATTTTTACGTTTACTTCGTCTTTGACGATTATTTTACATTGTTTCATTTGTATTCTATATAAATCCCACTACTGTTTACTATCTGTATTGTTTTTGCAACATGTTTAGTAGAACTGTGCGCGGTAAAGGTGCTCATGTTAATTTTAACTGGCATCTCACATTTTCGCAAGTTAATGTTACTCTTATCTTTTGATAGGTTACCCGCTTTACTTTTTAAAACCCTATGTGTAATGTTGTTAGCTTTCAATAAATTAGCTAATTCCATAACAATACTCTTGTTTGTGCCGAACCATTCTGCTAACAAAACCATGTCTGCTTTAATATTTTGCAAATACTCTATCAGTCTATTCGTGTCAGTAATTTCAATTTTCGGTTGCGGGTCTAATGCAAAAATAAGTTTATTCATAACTTCATCGGTGCCGCCTAACTCGTCATGTATATCACTTATTAGTGCGGGATCGATTCTAATTCCCATTCTACTTAGTCTAGCAAGAGTATGATATTCCGTGTTCAATGGTAGATGTTCTATTGCTGCCATCAATGATGGATTTGCAGCCATGACATATAGGTTACCGTTAATCCTTGCAAGAGTAGGATTCCAATATCGAATGTCCTTATGTTCTTTTACTGTATCGATTACCTGTTGAACGACAGGGCAATAGTTTACTTTGTCATAGTACGCAGTGACTATTTCCAAAATTGATTTCAATGTTTGTTCTGATGCTACCGCAGACCACATTTTGTTTTCTCGGTCCCAATTCATATATTCAAGGTTCTTTAGTTCTTTTACAAAATCCTTTTTATAAGGGCTATGAATAATTATAGTGGTGTCATCCATTATAGAGATATGAGCCTCAGTATATATAGGTGAGCTTTCAATAGGAGGAACAGTCCAAGATAACCTAACCAATTCAATACTGCTTAATTCGGCCTTTGACAATTGACGTTGATATCGTAAAACAATCTTGTCTAACAATGCAGATTGGTTTGTAGTAACTGATTTACCTGCGGCAATATTAAGTTGCAATAAGTTATTCACAAACTTTTTATCGTAAGTGCCCAGACTTATATACTTTGATAGATAATCTACCAATTGTTCTTTAGTATGAGGCTTTTTTGTCATCATTCATTATATACTTATTCAGATAGTAATACAATACTTACTGGCAAAAAAAGGGGAACATAAGTTCCCCGAAAGAAAGAAACGAAATGAAAAACTTATCGAAGCGGACTTATTGTCATTGCCGCTACGCACACTGCAGGGGTTATGCTTTCATGCAAGTTGCTTTAGCAAGTTCGCGCCAGTTAGCACTAATCTTAACTAAGTCAGCAACCTTCAAACACATACGCAAGGACACTTCACGCAATTTTGTATGATTGTCCCAAATGAACGACATGATTTCATCTGTCTGAATTTGAGTAAAATCATAATCAGCAAACAAACCACCATCAGCATCACGATGCACTTGTTTGATACGCAACATTTTGTCACGCTCACTATCAACTGTCAGGTCCAGAAAGTGACAACGACTCTGCAATGCATCTAAGTGAGGTTGCATCTTGCCGGCTTTCTTTGCATCAAACGATTTGTTTGTAATAAAAATAATTGAGCCGTTGAAGTTGAAAGAATTCGGGATACCTTCTTCACGCAAAATACGTGAATCTTTATTCCAAGAAATTCTACGTGTCTTACCTGAATCAAGCGCACCTTTGAGTACGTTGATAGCATCTTGATCTTCCCAGATATCGCAATCATCAAACACTAGCACGTTCTTAGCATCACTAAATTTGTACAACTTAGCGAACAAGCCG